CCAATACAAGTCTATCTTGATAGGCAGGCAGAAATTCCGACAGTAACTATGTGGCCTGTCCCAAATGATGCGACCTATACGTTTGTTTATTGGTATTTAAAAAGATTAACTGATGCCGGTACAGGGGTGAACACACAGCATATACCGTTTAGGTTCTTACCTTGTATGGTTGCAGGACTAGCATTTTATTTAAGTCTTAAGATACCTGGAGCGGGTGATAGGACACAGTTTCTAAAACAAGAATATGAAGAGCAGTGGCTACTTGCATCTACTGAAGATAGAGAAAAAGCTACACTATCTATAACACCAAGAAGTTCATACATTTAAGGAATTAACATGGCACAAGACCCAAAAACACCAAAAAAAGATTTTGCCGGAGGATACAAACACGGTTTAGCTATAGAAAACAATGACAGCATACGCAAGATAGATGCAATAGAAGATTTTGCGGCACATAGATTAAATGCTAGAGTACCATTTACAAAAAATAAACCTTTTTCAGAAGGGTATAAAAAAGGTAAAAAAGATATGGCCACAGCTAAGACTGCTGAAAAGAAGAAAAAAGATAAAGAAGATATTAATTTAAATATGCCTCTGGATAAGTTTAAAAAATTAACTAAAGAAGAACAGAGGGAGTATAAAAGAAAAGCTGCTGAAGTAGATAAAAAAACTAACGATGGGTATGACAAAGCTAAAAAACAGCCTTTAAAAGTCGGTGGAGCAGTGCACACTATGCCCGACGGCTCTAAAATGAAAGGTGCTAAACACGGTATGAAAGCTGGTGGTTCTGTTAAAGGCAGATGCAAAGTTGATGGTATTGCTGTACGCGGACGAACTAAAGCTAAACATAAATAATGGGCAATAAGTACACCTCTAATAAGAATGCTATCGCAGACTGCGATGTATGTGGCTTTCAATATAAACTAAAGACATTAAAAAGTTTATTTGTAAGAAAGACTAAGACAAACATATTAGCGTGCCCTGAGTGTTGGAATCCAGACCAACCACAAAACATGCAAGGTATGTACCCAGTAGAAGACCCCCAAGCTGTACGTGATCCACGACCAGACCAGAGTTATAATGATAATAACAGTACAGGGTCAAGAGATATACAATGGGGATGGAATCCAGTGGGTGGTGCTAGACCTCCAGCTAACGAGTTCACCTCTAATAAATTAGTAAGTTCTGGAGTAGTAGGAACTGTTACAATAACAATAACTTAGGAGAAAGAAATGACTAAATATACACAACCACAAAATGTACCTGTACCTAACGTAGCAGGCTACCCAGAGAAAAATGTTAAAACCACTGGCGTTGTCACTAGAGGCAATGGCGCAGCTACAAAGGGAATTAAAGCTCGCGGTCCTATGGCATAAGGATAAGGATAAGATATGACGTATACGGAGCTAGTTGCAGCAATAGAAAGTTACACAGAGAATTCTTATTCTACTGCTGATGTAAATACCTTTATTACTCAGGCAGAGAATCGTATATTTAATGCTGTTAATTTACCTGACTTACGAGCTAATGACACTGGTGCAATTACTCTCGGTAATAAATACTTAAATGTCCCAGCAGACTGGTTAGCTACTTATAGTTTAGCGGTTATTGATACCGCTACTAATGAGTACACTTATCTTTTAAACAAAGATGTTAATTTTATCAGAGAATCTTTTCCTGATACTGATGTAGCACATTATGGAAAACCTAAATACTATGCTATCTTCGATGATACAACGTTTATCCTCGGTCCCACACCTGATGCTAATTATAGTGCTGAACTTCATTACTTTTATTATCCTACTTCTATTACTACTGCCGTTAGTGGTCAGTCTTGGTTGGGTGATAATTACTCTACCGCTTTGCTGTATGGTGCGTTATTGGAAGCAAACACATACCTAATGACTGATGCAGAGAAGATGGGAATGATAGACAAACGTTATCAAGAAGCTATGGCTGAATTAATAAATCTTGGTGATGGTAAAAATACTCGTGATGCTTATAGAAGTGGGCAAGCTAGAATGCCTGTTAAAGGTACAAGGGGAACTATATAATGGCATCAATAGTACAAGGACAAACCACTACCTTTAAAACTCAGCTTTTATCCGGTAACATGGATTTTGATGTTGATGTTTTTAAAATAGCTTTATACACCAATGACGCTACATTAAATTCTGAAACAACGGCTTATACTACGACTGAAGAAGTTGTAGGTACAGGATACATCGCAGGTGGAAATACATTAACCGTAGTAGGTCCTGCATATGATAATACCTCCAATAGTGCTTATGTGTCTTTTGATACGACTACTTGGACGGGAACATTTTCTGCACGAGGCGCTTTAGTATATAATACGACTTCAAGTAATTATAGCGTGTGCGTTTTAGATTTTGGGGAAGTTAAAACTATTAGTGCCCAAACATTAACGGTAACATTCCCAGACAATACTTCTACGACGGCACTTATTAGAATCGAATAGAAAGGAATAACATGACAACACAAACTTCGGTAATGTCCGATGCACCAGAAGTAAAAGTAGAAAACGTAAGGCCTTTAGAAAAAGATTTATATAAGATGATGTGGGATATACCGGAGTATAGACACGTAGCTCCGGGTGAAAATATTGTTCATGAATTTTTAGCTCAAGCTAAACCTAAAAAAGGTTCGAGTGTTTTAGATTTAGGCTGTGGTACAGGACGTGGAGGATTGAATCTTGCGTTTTTTGGTAACATGGATGTAACTCTGGTTGACTTCGCACCTAATTGTTTAGATGCAGACATAGTACCCATGTTAAAGACACAAAGCCATGTATTAAGGTTTGTAGAAGCGGATTTATCACAACCATTGTCTGTTAGAGCAGCTTATGGTTATTGTACAGATGTGATGGAGCATATTAGGCCACATCATGTAGATAGAGTATTAGATAATTGTTTAGGCGCAGCACAGCATGTGTTTTTTCAAATATCTACCGTAGATGATGTAATGGGGGAAATAGTAGGACATAAGCTACATTTAAGTGTTCATCCTTATAAGTGGTGGTTAAAGAAATTTAGAGATAGAAAATGTGTTATTCATTGGTCAAAAGAAGTTGATGGAGCTTGTCTATTTTATGTAAGCTCGTGGCTGGATGGGAAGGATGTAGTTGATATTGGTGAGGTTAATACTGATATAGAGAAGATTAAAGAAAATGTAAGTCACAATATTAAGCAAGGATATCTACAGGTTCAGCCACATAGTACTAATGATATTGAAGTGATGATTGTAGGAGGGGGCCCATCTTTATCACAACATATTGAAAAAATAAAGAAATTACGGGCAAAAGGTGTTAAACTTATAACTATTAATAATGCCTATAAATGGTGTATTGACAATGGTTTAACTCCTTCTGCTATGGTCATGGTAGATGCAAGAGAATTTAATGCAAGATTTACCAAACCGGTCGTAGACGACTGCAAATATTTTTTAGCTTCACAGTGTAATCCCCTGTGTTTTGAAGGATTACCTAAGGATAGAACATATTTATGGCATACGCAGGTAGATGACCTTAATGAGGTATTAGCTGAACAATATGAAACATGGCACCCAATACCAGGGGGGTCAACAGTTTTATTAAGGGCTATACCGTTATTTAGAATGTTAGGATTTAAACGATTCCATTTATTTGGGTGTGATTCGTGCATAGAAGAAGATAAGCATCACGCATATGAACAAGTAGAAAATGATGGACAGTTGGTTATGCCCGTAAACGTGAGTGGGAAAATATTTAACTGTAACCCTTGGATGGTATCACAAGCCCAAGAGTTTATAGACCTAATTAAAATGTTAGGTGATGAAATTGAGTTAGAGATATACGGTGGGTTACTACATCATATTTTAGAATCCGGCGCGTCATACGCTGATATTAAGGAGATTTAACATGGCAGCAACAGCATGGCAACTATATAACAGTGCCAAGAAATATATAGGAAATGGTACTATTAAACTTGGAGTAGATAACTTTAAGATGTTACTTTCTAGAACATCGAGTAATGCTTCGACGTTTACACTCAGTACATATGCTTCGGTAACGGCTGAAATTTCAGCAACAGGCGGATATGTGGCAGGTGGTAAAGCTTTAGTGCCAGCAACTGCCCAATGGATTGTAAATCCAGGGTCAGCTAAACAAATGAGATTTACAATGTCTGCCGTTGGAGTAGCATTTACTGCTTCAGGTGCATCATTAACTAATATTAGGTTTGCAATATTACGTAACTCAACAGGGGCCACTGCAGGTAAACTTTTATGTTTCTGTCAGTTATCTAGTTCACAGTTTACAGTAACTAACCCTAATACTTTAACT